GAAATTGTAATGTTCGGAATAGTAAACTCATAGGAGAGTAAAATGCCACGATATCACAACGTTAACGGCAACATGGTGCAGTTTACTGCTGATGAGGAGACTGCCCGTGATGCAGAAGAGGCGGCATGGGCTGCGGGTGCCGACACCCGCGCTGCAACGTCTGCGCGTGAAGAGCGCGATAAACTGTTGGCAGAAACGGATTGGATGGGTAATAGTGATGTTACTATGTCCAATGCGTGGACAACGTATCGACAGTCACTGCGCGATGTTCCCAGCCAATCTGGGTTTCCAAACTCAATTACGTGGCCCACAAAGCCTAGTTAGAGGATAAGTTATGACTAGAGCCAGAGATATAGCTAATGTAACTGTTACCCCCACGTTTCCTGACGGCAGCATAAACATTGCCAATCTAAACATTGACGGTGGTACAGACATAGGCGCGGCGTTGGTCGATGCTGACTTGATGGTTGTGGATGACGGTGCGGGTGGCACTAATCGAAAAGCTACCATGGCTAGGTTAGCTACGTATATTGGCACTAAGGTTGGTGGAGGTATGGAGTTTATTGCTTCTAGTGGTGCTATTTCTAATGCTGCTAATGTATCTTTTACAGGGTTTGACTCTTCTAAATATGATTCATACGAATTTAGATTTATAGATTTTCTTCCTGCTACGGATGATGCAGTTCTTAGAGCATTAACAAGCTCAGATACATCTAACCCTAGTTATGATACGGGTGCTAATGATTATCGTTATGGTCTAAGCACGGTAACTACCGCTGCATATGCAGATGTAAACGGAAACACTCCACATGGAAATGCTGCTAACGAAGGTTTTGTTGGTATTGTAAGAGTAATTAATCCTCACACTTCTACTCATACGAAAGTTACTACAACCGATGGTATGTATTATATAAATGATAATTGGTCATACCCTCTATATTATAACGGTAGTTCTAGGAGGGCAGGAGGATTTGTACGTGAAGAAAATGCACAAGTGAATGCTATTAGGTTTTATTGGAGCAGTGGCAACATAGCATCAGGTGAGATTGTAATGTTCGGAATAGTAAACTCATAGGATAGTAAAATGCCACGATGTTTCCAAACAGCGTCACATGGCCCACTAAGCCTACTTAGGAGATTATAAGATGGCAGGATATATCGGCAGCAAAGGCTCTGGAATTATCTCAGGTATTGATGCGTCTATCGCGGACCTCAACCTGACGGATAAGGCGTCAGCCAACGGCACTACAGAAGCCAATAAGGTTCTTACTGCTGACGGTAATAAGGACGTTACTGCGATCCGTAACCTGACTGCTACAGGCACCGTTACACGCGCGCTGACACGCGGCTCTATTGATGTTGGCAATAGCTCTGGTGTGTCATCTGCTTTAGCAAAAGGTGCTTCGGGAACAGTCCTAACGTCTGATGGCACTGATTTGTCATTTGCGGCGGTTGTTAGCGGCTATGTTGCGCCCACGATACCTAATTGGTCAAACCCTGATAATACATACACGTCATCTGGCACATGGTCTAAGGGCGGTCTTGCTGATGATGCAGTAGTTTGGATTTATATGATAGGAGGGGGGTCAGGTGGACATTCAAGCCCTGATGACCGCCCACAGGGGTCAGGTGGTTTTTGTCGGATAATTGTTGGCACCGCAGCAGATTTTAATGGTGGTGCTTATGTCATTGGCGCAGGTGGGGCCGCAGGAGCAAACGGGGGAAATCCCGGCTATGGAGGGGATGGAGGAAACACCACATTCACAAACGCCGCTGGAAATCGGTCATGGACGGCTTATGGTGGACTTGGCAACATATCCGCAGATGACCAAGCCAACAACACAGTCAGTGCGTACTATGCTTACCCCGGTGGTGAGCAAGTCTTTGCGGGAAATATTGGTTCTTACATAACCCTTGTGGGTTCAGGAAGCGCCCTAACCGCAAAAAGTGGAGTGTCAAACGTATTTACTAATTTGATTAGTAGCTCAACATCATCAGTGCAAACATCTATATTCAACGGCGCAACTAAGGCAAGTCTGGCAACTGTAAATAATACCTATGCCAGAACTTCGCTATTCGGCGGTAACGCTGGCGTCTCTCAATACTTGCCTAACGGTCAAACGACCACAAGCACAACGGCGGGTAGTGTTCCGGGAGGTATGGGCGGTTGCGCCAGAGTCGGTAATCCATCTTTTAGTGGGGCGCAACCGAAAGCAGGTGGAGCAGGAAACATGAGGGTATATCACGTATGACACAGATATTTTATAATAGAACTACGGGGTCAGCAGGAATGTTTGACGATGACGCTAACATTGCAGATTGGCCTGATTTTCAAGCTGACCCAGTGGCTGCAAGCGCAAATAAAGTACGCGCAGATCGTGACACACTACTAGCGGCGTCTGATCACATGGCATTGGCTGACCGCATAACAGCCGATTGGACAACATACCGACAGGCACTGCGTGATGTACCCGCACAATCTGGGTTTCCTACAAGTGTGACTTGGCCCGTTGAGCCTATCTAATGCTTGGTTTTTCCCCTCTTGCGGTAGCCCCTCTTGCTAGTTCCGCTAGTATTTCTGCGGAAGTTTCTGTCACGGGCATTTCAGCTACGGGGGCGGTTGGCTCTGTAACGACTACGAGTGCGGCAGATATATCTGTCACAGGTATTGGAGCTACAGGCGGGGTTGGCTCGGTATCTGTTACGGGCTTTGCTAACGTCACTACAACGGGCGTTGCAGGTACGGGTTCTGTTGGTTCTGTTTCTACCACAAGCGCAGCAGATGTGTCGGTCACTGGGGTTTCGGCTACAGGCGGCGTTGGTTCCAGCACCACCACAAGTGCGGCTGACATATCAGTCACGGGCGTTGCAGGTACGGGTTCTGTTGGTTCTACCACCGTCACAGGCTTTGCAAACGTTACTGCGACAGGGGTTGCAGGAACAGGTGGCGTTGGTTCTGTCACTACTACCAGCACCGCAGATATATCAGTCACGGGTGTTTCTGGAATTAGCGCCGTTGGAGGGGTGGCAGGTTCTACCGACTTGGATGTTGGTGTTACTGGTATCGCCGCCTCAAGTTCAGTGGGTTCTTCGTCCATTGTAAGTGAGTCAAATCTTTTTGTCACAGGCGTTTCAGGAACGGGTTCTGTCGGTTCAGTGTCTACGGGCGTTGGGCAAACTATTTCTGTCACAGGAATCGCTGCTACAGGCGCAATAGGAAGTGCCTCCACTACGAGTGGCGCGGATATTTCTGTCACAGGAATCGCTGCCGCAGGTTCGGTAGGAAGTGTTTCCACTACCTCTTCTGCAGACATATCTGCCACAGGTGTTGCTGCCACAGGTTCGGTAGGAAGTGTTTCCACTACAAGTGATGTAGATATTTCTGTCACGGGGCTTGCATCTACGGGCAGCGTTGGCACTGTTACAACCACCTCTTCTGCGGATATTTCTGTCACGGGGCTTGCATCTACGGGCAGCGTTGGAGCTACAACGATTATTGCAGACAGTAATATTTCTGTCACGGGTGTTGCGGGAACGGGCAACATTGGAACTACTTCAGTTATCTCAAATAGCAACCTATCTGTCACGGGTGTTTCATCTACCGCGTCTGTTGGTTCCATAACCTCTAAGGTTAATAATTCTGTCTCAGTTACGGGTGTTTCATCTACCGCGTCTGTTGGTTCCATAACCTCTAAGGTTAATAATTCCGTATCTGTCACAGGTGTGTCTGGTACAGCGGAGGTAGGAAGAGTTTTGGTTTGGTCTAATATAACGCCTTCGCAATCTTCAGGGTTTTCTGCTATAACCCCGTCACAAACCCCGTCTTGGACGGATATCGCTGCGTAGTTGATTAAACGACTCTACATGGGTATAGTTCAAACATATTTATAGTTGAGGTCCCGTCATGGCTACATACACCGCATCTAACGCGATTAAGAAAATAACCACGGGGGATGAATCGGGTTCATGGGGCAATAGCACCAACAACAACTTTGATATCATAGACCGTGCTGCGAACGGCTTTGTTTCTATTGCTTTGTCCGGCACTTCTTACACTCTGGCTTTATCAACTACGGCTGTTTTGTCTAATGGTCACTACAAAGCAATAAAGTTTACTGGAACTCCGGGTGGGACTTGCACGGTTACATTAGAGCAAAATGACAAAGCTCGAATGTATATGATTTTGAATAGCACAAACCAAAGCCTGTCTATTACGCAAGGGTCCGGATCAAACGTTACAATTCTTGCTGGAAAGTCTGCAATTATTTTAGCTGACGGTGCAGGTTCAGGGGCCGCTGTTACTGATTTTACTTCGCTTGTTAGTATTTCGGAGTTGGATGGCATTACTGCGGGTATAGTAACCGCTAGTAAATCGGTTGTTGTTGACAGCAACAAGGACATTACAGGTTTTAGAAATGTCACATTAACGGGTGAGTTAGATGCTGCAACCTTAGATATTAGCGGTGACGCGGATATTGATGGAACGTTAGAGACAGACGCTTTTTCCATAGCTGGCACTACTGTATCTGCGACAGCGGCAGAGTTGAACTACAATGATACGGGCGCTGCGGTTGGCACCGTTGTAGCTAGTAAGACGGTTACGGCTGATGCCAACAAGGACGTGGCAAGCCTGCGTAACCTAACCCTTACGGGTGAGTTGGACGCGGCAACGCTAGACATATCGGGTGCGGGTGATGTAGCAGGAGCGTTGACCAACAACTCCGCAGCGGTAAAGGTTGCGGGTGTAGAAACTATTTACGTTCCAGCGGGTGCAATGGCTCCCAACACCACAAACGGTTGTTCGGGTTTGGATCAGGTGGAACTGTCAAACGGCCCTGAACTTAGGGTGTTGGACTTTGATGCAAGTTCCGATGAGAATGCTCAGTTTACCGTGTGCTTTCCCAAGTCTTGGAACGAGGGAACCATTACGTTTCAAGCGTTTTGGACCGTGACGGGAACGGATGACGGCACCGTAGCTTGGGGTTTGTCAGGTGTCTCTATCGCTGATGACGTTTCTATTAACACCGCCTTTGGAACTAACGTGGTAGCTACGGCGAAAGCATTTAGCGGAACGTCTAACGACATGACTGTTTCTGCGGTAAGCGGCCCCGTTACTGTAGCCAGTGCTGCGGTAGATACGCAGACATACTTTCAGATCATGCGGGACGTATCGGCAGACGATCAAACAGGGGACGCTAGGCTTT